CGTGGGGCACACAATCAACAAAATCGATGCGCTTCTACCCTGGAACATCACGCCCCGAGGGTAGCGCTACGGGAAGGCCGGACGCTTACGCTCGTGGTGCTGCTTCTGTCGGACATACCGACCAGGGCGGCAACAACGGTGTGCCAGGTCTTCAGCGGTTGTACCGCGTCGTCCACGCTCACCGGCATCTTGAAGGGAGCCGGCACCAACCCGGTGCAGACGGCCGTGCCGGGCGTCGACTACCAAGGTCCCATCACGCTCACCACGACAGGCACCAGCGGTTCGGCGACATTCAACGGCGCAACGCTCAATGTCCCGCAATATCCGTCTTTTTCATACCCATTCACTCCAACCGCGTACGGAGGCGCGACCTCAACCACTATCGGCTTCCTGAGTGGGCTATTCGCGACCGCGTCATCGACGTTTAGCGGTCCCCTACACCTCAGCTCCTTGTCCAACGGTAGCCTCGCGGTCTATGGCGGACTCGTGACGAGCGGCGCGACGACAACCGCAGGGACGGGACTGACCTACTCGGGCAACTCATTCAACTGCAACACGGCGAGTGGCTCTGTCTTTGGTTGCCTCACCGCCGCGGATTGGACGACGTTCAACGGAAAGCAGTCGGCCGGAAACTACGTCACCGCGCTCACGGGCGACGTGACCGCGAGCGGGCCTGGCTCTGCGGCGGCTACACTCGCCACGGTCAACGCAAATATCGGCAGCTTCACCAATGCGAGCATCACCGTAAACGGCAAGGGACTAATCACGGCTGCGTCAAATGGCACCGTCGCCCCTGCCTTCCCCTTCACCCCAGTCTCCTACGGCAACGCCACCTCCACCACCATTGGCTTCCTAAACGGACTCCTCTCTACCGCATCATCAACTTTCACGGGGAACACCCACTTTCCAAGCGGTATCTGGAACAGCAGTGGAAGTGTCGGTATCGCTACGACTAGCCCTTCGCGCGCGTTATCGGTGGGAGACGACAGCATCTATTCCGCATACTTCTCTGGCCGCGTGGGTATCGGTATATCTGCTCCAGCAAACCTATTTCAAGTGAACGGCGGGCCTGCGGTTTTTACCCCTGCGAGTACGGCGCTTGCCACTCGCATGGCATACAACAATTCACAGTTGGGGGCGGACTCATTTTTTATGGGGGTCACAGATAACGGTGGGGTAAATAATACGAGTAATTTCCAGCTAGCAAACGCAGCACAAACACCACTTCTTACAGCTACATACGGTGGAAAGTTTGGTATCAGCTCGACCTCACCTTCCCAGGAGCTTTCCGTAACGGGCGATGGATATTTTACTGGCGGCATTGGTATTGGCTCCGTAAACACAACGGCAGGCTCGTTGTCCGCTACAGGTGCGATACACACAGACAGCGTTATATCCATTGGAACAGCAAACAACTCCGGTAACGCGCTCAATATTGCTGGTACATATACGGGGAGTATATTTTCTAACACGGGCACGGTAACTGGAACGGGTGGCAGCGCTGTGACCCTTACCCCAACGATTAACGGTAGCAATACCGCACAGCAGGTCGGCATCAACGCATCTGCTACATTTCAACCAACAGGCGCGTCTCTATCGAACGACTATGGTATCCTCTTCATAAACAAGCACGACAACAGCGGCGCACCAGTGACAAACGCCACTGGACTGTTCGCCCGCCTCGATACGGGAGCAGGGTACACAGGCACCATTACAAATGGCTATATGTTTAGTGCAGGTTCCCCGAGTATCCTTGGCGCAAATCCAGTAACAAATCTTTACCAATACAGCGGTGGTTTCCTTGTTAACGGAACAGGCACAACGACAGGCACCATAAATAACTACCATTTTCGCACATCGGGCGGAAGTTCATCGGCAGCGTCTGGTGGCACCATAAATAACTATGGATTTTATGCGCAGCTAGATGGTGGGTCTGGCACGGGCACCAACAACAACTACGGCTTGTTTATAACGGGCGCTGGTGGTGCGTCCGCAACGTTAAACTATGGCATTTATAATCAATCTACCGCGAACAACTACTTCGCGGGGAATGTTGGTTTAGGCACGACAACGCCAGATACCAAACTAGACGTATATAATTCTTCCGCCGCAAGCGCCAGTGGACAGAATGTACTGAAACTGCAAGCTATTTATAGCGGAAGTATTGTTGGTAGTGGTGGTCGTATCGTTTTCACCAACAATGGCGCAAATTCTGGGATTGAAACTGCTGATATCCGTGGGTACACCTTTGGCGGTGCTGCAACTGGTCTTGCTTTCGGCACTGGCTACAACGCAGTTACGACAAAGATGGTCATTGATAACGCTGGTAACGTAGGTATCGGCACTACCTCTCCGATGGCAAAGCTCTCCGTTAACGCAGGCGCAACCGACACGAACACGAAGCTTTTCGCCATTGCCTCCTCGACTGCAAGCGCCACGACGACCCTTTTCTCGGTTGGCAACGCTGGCCCCATCACCTTCAACACCGTCACCTACGCGAACTGCACCGCCCTGATAACCGATGCAAACGGCACGGTGGGCTGCACCACCTCCGACCAGAGACTCAAAATGAACATCGTGCCTCTGTCGGCCAACGGAGTTGACGAGTTGAAGCCGGTCTCCTTCTTCTACAGAGACCAAGCTCGCGGCACGGAAGAGCAATTTGGCCTCTTAGCCCAGGATGTGGCGAGGGTGTATCCAAACCTTGTCACAAGGGGCAGCCCCACGCCGGAGACGCCGGACGGAACGCTGATGGTCCGCTATGAGGGGCTGATTGCACCGCTGATTGCGAAAGTGCAGGAATTGCAACGCGAGATCGATGGCAAGGCGACCATAGTGGCATACGCCGGGCGCAGCGCGGAGGAGAACTGGCAATGGGGAGCGATGGGCCTGTTGATCGCTTGGAATGTCGCCTTGACAGTCCGTCGACGTAGGTAGTCCGAGCAATGCTGCTGGTTTGGTTCCATCGGACAGGGGTGTCCAGCGTACGAGCGATTTATTTGATAAAATAAAACTTATGGAAACAACAACATACGACACGCAAAATAAGGCAGTTATTATCACCCAGACATCCGAGACGACGATACCTCTGGAAGACCTACAGGCAACACTTGCAACGGCGCAAAATCGTGTTGCAGCCGCGCAGCAAAATCTTGCTGACATACAGACGCAGTACGACACTGACCTTGCCGCAGCACAGAACAACATCGACGTGGCACAAGCTGCCGTAGACGACGCGCAGGCGAAGCTCGACGGGCTTAATGCAGCACTCAGCAAGGAGAATTAAGCAGATATAGGACCATGATTTACGGCGGCACATATGCAAGCGCCACCTACGGCGGCATCACCCAGGCAAATCCGGCCGCGGCGGGTCCTACGCGTATCAACAGCGGCGTGGCGGCCGTCATACTGAGCAATCAGCGGCTCAGCCCTATCGTGATTACAACCCGGCGCTCTTCGGTCTTGCTCGCCAGTAGGACAGGTGACCTGCAACTCAGTCCCGTGATGGTTACGACGCGGCGTGCCGGGGCCGTGCTAACCAGCGAAGCCGCCCGTGATACAATTCTGGTATGAGAAAACTCGAAGCAGCAACAGAGGATTTCATCAAGGTTGAGCGCACAGTGCTCGCTGCTGACGCTACTGCTGGTTCGAGCGTGTCTCTCACCCTGGAGGACAACGACGGACTCGTCAATGCCGATTTCATTGTCATTGGATATGAAGGCAGCGAGCTGGCTGAGCTGGAGCAGATCAACCAGGCTGTCACCGCGGGAACCGGGGTGCGCGTCGCCACGCTGAAATTCAACCACCTGGCTGGTGAGCCGGTGACGAAGTACCGCTACAACCAGCGGAAATTCTACGGCTGCGCTACAGCAGACGACGTGTACGTCGAGCTGACGGGGGACGGCTCGCCGAAGGACATTCAGGTGGACGACCCCCAGGGCACGGTCTTGGAATATACCGGCACGACCTACAGCTTTTTTAAAGCTACCTACTACAATTCGCAGACGATCGAGGAGACGGACATCGATGACGCTAGCGCCGCAGATGGCGACGAGAGCAAGCGCTACGCCTCCCTGTGGAACATTCGAAAGCACGCCGGGCTGGCCGGCAATCCCCTCTATTCCGATCTCCGTCTGGAAACGAAGCGCAGCCAGGCCGAGAACGAGATCAACAGCGCCATCTTCTCCCGATACACCCTGCCTCTCGCAGAGGTGCCGGGCCTGCTTTCCCAAATATGCGAGCTGCTAGCGGCCGGCTACATCGACTACGAGGAGTTTGGTAAGGACGGCGAGGGCGTCAAATGGCTCGGTGAAGGCAGGGCGCTGCTCAAATCAATCCAAAAGGGCACCCAGGTGCTTATCGGCGCAGATGGCACTGAATTGGCCCGCCAGGGCACAACCGGCGTGCTCAACGGCTACCCCAACGCCACAGACACCGATGCGGCCCAATTCAGCATGGACGATCGCTATTGAGCATGTATGGACGACTTCCAGTTGCAATGGACCATCGAGGGCGCAACGGAGCTATCCCGCACGCTCATTGGCCTGGAAAGCAAGCTGAAGGACTACCGGACGCCTTTCCGCCAATCGGCCGACATGCTTGTGCGGCAATTCTCGAAGGATGTGTTTGCCACCCAGGGTGCGGTTATCGGGGAGAAATGGAAGCGCCTCTCCCCATACACCGTCGCGCAGAAGGCGCGCCTTGGCTTTTCAGGCGGCCCGCTTGTCCGGACTGGACGGATGCAGCGCTCCTTCGAGAGCATCGTGTCCACTGATCAGGCGGTGGTGCGCAACACCGCGCCGTACTTTCCCTATCACCAGTCGGGCGAGCCCCGAACACGACTGCCGCGCCGTGTTATGATGAAACTCTCGCAGAGTACGAAGGCCGAGATCGTGAGGTTCTTTCAGGATTACATCCGAAGTGCAGCAGGGAAAGCATCATTTGAACCCTAAACGCTATGCCTTACGTTGACTCTATCATCACCAAATATATCGACATTTTGAAAGCTGGGAACGGCACGATAAAGACGTATTACCAAGGGGAGCCTTTGCGTATCGCCCAATCCAATCTCCCCTGCTGCATCATCTCCAAGACCTCCACCAGCGTGCAGCCTATCGACAACGCGGACGATCAACATTCTATCAGCCTGCGCATCACGGTCATCACCGACGTGCGCCAAGACCTCTCAAGCGACGAGAGCCAGGCCAAGATCGTTGAGGGCGTCCGCTCGCTGTATGACATCCTGGAGGGGCGCAACGCGGATTACACCCTCAAGTCCACCTCGGTCCTCGATATCCTCCGCGGCAACATCAACGTCGACACCTCCCGTAACCTCCGCACCGACCTCTCCACCGCAACCCGCGTGGATTACGGGACAACTTTGCGAGATCGGGAGAAGGACTCCTGGACGATCGAAGCGCGGTTGGATTTCACCTGTCACTTCATCCAGACCCGGTAGCTTATGCACACCTCGCAGCTAGGGACGCTGGCGAAGTGAGTTAGAATGGGAGCATGCAGGTTACCACTAAAACGTCCGTCGACTTCCCGAAATTGGGTTGGGGTATCAATGCCGGAGAAGTCCGCGAACTTCCTGACAATGAAGAAGCGCGGAAGCAGATTTTATCCAATCCAGATATCTCAGAGGTGAAGCCTAAGAAGGAGAAACAGGCTCGCTCGGAGGATTGATTACCCATTTAATAAAAAAACTATCGTGAGTAAAATCGGCGGAACCCAGGTCAATGTAGGTTTAGGGCTCGAAGCGACAGCCGGCACCGCGGTCGCTGCAACAGTCTTCCCCAAGTGGGCAGAGCTTTCGATGCAGGGCGTCTCGGAAAAGACGATGCTCAAGTCGGCACGCGGAAACCGCGCCGCCAGCTCGGACAGCCGCATCCGCAGGCAATACTCCAAAGGATCGCTCGCGGTTATCCCGAACAACGTCAACTCGGTCCCGCTTTTCTATCTCGCTCTCGGTAGCCTCTCGTCATCGAGCGTCGCCGACAGCGCATACACCCACACCGTCACCGTGCAGGACGCCAACGCGTCGATGAAGACGGCAACCATGATCGTCGAGCAGGGATCGGAGGTAACTGAGCGATTTGCGAACGTCGTTTGTGACTCGCTCAATCTTGAAGTCAGCGACGACTACGCGAAGCTCACTGCGGGGCTAATCGGCGCATATCCGGACACCTCCACGCTCTCAGAGTCATTCGCCCAACAGACTGAATTTGCTTACTCCGACTACACAGCAAAATTCGGCACTTCCTTCTCCGCCGCAGGCAGTGCGAGCGCGACGCCGCTGAAAGGTTTCACGTTAAACATCAACAACAACATCCTTGTCGACGAGGCATTTTTGTCCGGCGCAGTCACTCCCGTAGCCGGTGGGTTCGTCGGGGGTCGACTTCAGATATCTGGTTCGTACACCCTGCACTTCGATGGCACAACGGAGCTGGACAAATACAAGGCGAATACCAAAAACGCACTGATAGTGACATTTACTGGCGCACTGATCGGGGCTTCGTCTACGCAGAATCTTCAGATTAAGCTAGGTAAGCTGATACTCACGTCCCCGCCTAAGGAATACAACCTTGATGGTCTCGTGATCCTTAAGCAGGAATTCTCGGTCGAGCACGACCCAACCGATGGCCTCATTACCGTAATCGGCGTCAACACGACCGCCACCTACGCATAGCCTATGAATGAACGAACCACCAAATCCTTTGAGACCCCAGGCGGGCACGCAGTTATCATGTACGACTACATCACCGCCCGAGAGATGCAGGATATAGCGAAAAAGGGTGGAGCTGGGGATAACACCGCAAAAATCGACGCGGGCAATCAGACCATGCTCCTCGTGCTTCGCACGCTCGACGGTTCGGAGGATGACTTGCTTAACCGCATCCTTGATCTGCCATTCCCTGACTACACAGCCATTGCCAAGGAGGTGGAGAACCTCATCGCACCGGAGGGAAAATCCTAGCCGCCGTCACCGGCTACATCGCGGGTGTGGTACGCGATGAAATGGTGATAGCGGCGATATGCGAGCGGATGGGCTGGGACTACCACACCTACCTGAACCAGCCGCTGTGGTTCATCCGCCTTTTGATGCGCAAGTTCGAAGTGGATGCACAGGAGGCTAAACGCTCGACAGGAAGCTGATGTAGAATACAAACATGCTAGGCGGCGATTCTACTCTCCAAATCATAATCAAAGCCGTCGACCAGGCGACCGGCGTTTTCAAATCTGTGCAACAGGCGGTGGAGCGACAGCAGAGGAGCTTTGCCGACACCGCCGCAGCGTCGCAAAAATTCGCCATCGGCCTTGGAGTGGCGGCCACGGCGGCCGGCGGGCTCGGCTATGCGGCGCTTAAAGCAGCAGGCGACATGGAGCAGACGAGCGTGGCGTTTACGACCATGCTTGGCTCGGGAGAAAAGGCCCAGCAATTCATCCAGCAGCTCATCCAATTTGCAAAGACGACACCGTTTACCTTGGTGGGCCTGGAGCAGGCATCCAAGCAGCTTCTGGCCTATGGATTTGCCCAAGAGGAGGTCATCCCCAACCTGACCGCCCTCGGCAACATCGCGGCCGGTGTAGGCATGGACAAGCTGCCGAACCTCATCCTGGCATTCGGCCAGGTCAAAGCCGCGACCCACTTGACTGGCATGGAGCTGCGCCAGTTTACCGAGGCCGGTGTCCCGCTTCTGGATGCGCTTTCCAAGCAGCTCCACGTCTCCGTCGCTGACTTGCAGGACATGATCAGCAAGGGGGAGGTCGGCTTCCCTGCCGTGCAGGCCGCTTTGGCGAGCTTGTCCGGTGAGGGGGGACGCTTCAACAACCTCATGGAGAAGCAATCGCACACCCTGGAGGGGATGCTGTCCAACTTGCAGGATGCCTGGAACATCTTCCTGACCGGGGAGGGGCAGAAGCTGCTCGAATGGGCGAAGAAGTTCACTGAAGCGGCAATTTACGTAGTCCAAAACGTGCTGCCTGCGTGGGTAGACCGCGTATCGCAGCTCATCGACTTCTTTGACCGGCACCAGGCCGCCATCTACATCGTCGCCGGTGCGATCGTTGGCGCCCTGGTCCCTGCGATATGGGCCGCCGTAGTCGCGTTCGGTGCTCTCATGGTCACCTTGGCACCCTTTATCATTGGCGGTGCGATCATCGGCGGCATCGTCGCCGGCATTGTGTGGATCGTGCAAAACTGGGACATGCTGAAGGCGAAGGCGGCAGCCGTGTGGGGTGCAATTACCTCCACGATCCAGGGAGCATTTCAGGGCATCGAAGACTTTGTGATGGCGAAGATTCAGGCCGTGATTGACGCGTATAACCGCATGGTCGAGATCGTCTCGAAGCCTATCAAGATTGTGACCAACGCCGCGTCCAGCGTCGGCAACTTCGTCTCCAACGCCCTCTCTAGTCTGCCCCACTTCGAACAGGGAGGCGTTGTCCCCGGCGCGGTTGGCACCGCGGTGCCGATCATCGCTCACGGCCAGGAGACCGTCATGCCCGCTGGCGCGGCCAGCTCGGGGGGCGGTGACATTTCATACACGATCAATATCAGCAACCCACAGGTCCGTAGCCGGGCTGATATCGACATACTCCGGCAGGAGATCGAGGAAGCCCTCCGCGACGTATCTCGGGGACATAAGCTCGCAACTATTTAGCCATGGCGAAAATCCTCACAGTGGCGGGGTCGGATTTCCTACCGCAGTACCAGACTGGCTCAGCCCGCATCCGCGAGACCGTACAGAACAAATCCAATGTGATGAACTTGAACTTCACGGTGAAGCCAGGTCAAAATACACCCCGTGAGGGTTCGGAGATCATCTTCAAAGACGGCTCACGCTTCCTTTTCGGCGGGTACATCTCGCGTATCCAGCCCGAGGAAGTCGGCGAGGGGCAGTTATTTATCTACGCGATCGAGGCGTCCGACTACAGCTACATCTTTAACAACAAGGTTGCCGCCCGCGCCTACACCAATCAGACGCTCGCCTACATCGTGGCAGACCTTATGGGCACATACGTCGACGCCAGCTACGGCTTCACTGTAACCAACGTGGCAACTGGTCCCATGATCGACTCGATCACCTTTGACCACATCAGTATCCGGAAATGCCTGGAGAAATTGCAAAAGCTCACCGGCTATGTGTGGCTCGTCGATTACCAAAAGAACCTCTACTTTCAACTCCCCAGCGCCGACGCCGCGCCCGAGCAGATCACCGACAGCAGCGCGAATTTCCAAGATATTTCCATCGCCTACGATACATCCCAGGTTCGCAATTCGGTGACGGTCATCGGCTCGGACGACGGCGAGCAATCCGCAACCACGGTGGCTGAAACATTTACAGGAGATGGCGAAACTCGCGCTTGGGAACTGAACGACAAGCCATCGAGCGTCCTATCCATCCAGCTCAACGGTGTGACGAAACAGTTTTCGCTCGACGTGAACGAGCGGGATACCGACGTGTTCGTCTACTCATTCAGTGGATCAAGCCTCCGGCTCACCGACGCTCAGCCGACGCCGACAGGCAGCGACACTGTCGTCATCACCTACTATCCCCGCATCCCGATCATCGCTCAGAGCGAAGATGCTGCGAGCATCGCGTTCTTTGCCGCGAAGGACGGCGGTGACGGGGTGTACCAGTATACGGTCAAGGAAACCTCGGTAACCTCCAAAGCCTCGGCCGCTGTGCGTGCCGTGCAGGAGTTGGACGAGTTTTCCATGCCCTTGGTGAACGGGCAATTCACCACTCGCACGTCGTTGCTGTCTGGCGGCTCCATCTTCATGGCCGGCCAATATCTGACGGTAAACCTACCCACCTACGACATCGACACTGACTCGGCCTTCCTGATCCAGGAGGTGAACGTCACCTTGGAGGAGAACAGCGGAGCCACCGAATACATCTACCAGGTGCGCTTTGGCGGGAAGCTGACCGGCGTTCGGGAGTTCCTTGAGTCCCTGGCATCGGAGACGAGCGAGGTGCAAGACGTGACTCAGATACTCACCCTGAAGCAAATAGCCGATGCGGCCGCCGTGGTCGACGATACACCGACCCATGCCAACTTCACCCCACCATTTCAATATGGCCCCGCGGGTTCTCCACAAGGAGTGTGGGGCCTTTCTGAATGGTCCTGATATATACTTGAGGATATGACTGTTGACAGAAAATTCCGGGAGGCCAGCCTCGTCACCGGGATCGTCACGTTCACAAACTTCGTCCTTTCTACAAACCGCGCCCGAGCGATCGACGAGTACCTGCGTGCCACCCCTAACATGGCCAGAGAAGAGTATGACGAGTGGATCGCGGAGCTGCGCCGCTCCTGCACCACGCGCGAGCTTGTCGTGCACAACCGCGTGGTCCTCGCCGCGCGTAGTGAAATGGCCAAGCGCCTGATCGGCACCCAGGCTTTTACTGGAACGGTCAATTATGGGGCGATCGGGACCGGTTCGACCGCTGTAGCCGACACGGACACGGTGCTCGACACCGAGGCCGCACGGGTCCAGGTCGCAACCGCGACGCAGACAGGCGATCAGATCAACGTCGACTTCTATTTCAACAAGGCGAGCGCGAGTGGTACGTTCGAAGAGTTTGCCCTTTTCATCGACGGAACTGCCTCGGCCGATACCGGGCTCATGTTTAACCGTGCGCTTACCGGAGGATGGGTGAAGTCATCGCTAGAAGGCATGACCGTGTCGGTGCAAATTAACTTTAGCGCTGTCTAATATGAGTATCGCTGCTGGATCAAATATCCTCGCCTCTGACTTCGTCGACACACCGAGCGGCGCTGGGGACAGTGGAAAAGTCGCCAAACTCGATGCTCAGGGCAAAATTCCGAACGGATTTTCGTACCGGGACTACCAAGCCTTCACAGCAAACGGCACCTGGACGAAGCCGACCGGACTTTCCGGGAATGAGTTGGCAGTTATTCAACTTTGGGGAAGTGGTGCAGGAGGCGGCAGTGGTTCGGGTTCCGGTGGTGGTGGTGGAGGTGCGTTTGTTGAACTCTTTATAAGAGTGGGCCTTCTTGGAGCCACAGAGGCGGTGGTTGTTGGAGCAGCAACTGCTGCGGAAACCACAGGAAACAACACCTCCTTCGGGTCGTGGAAGACAGCCTACGGAGGTGGCCGAGCCACTGGGGGCGGAGGTGGTGGTGGCGGCGGCCACTCTGGGAAGGGAGCAGACGTTGCGTCGAATACGGGAGGGGTGGGTGGCACACCGATTGGTGGTGCCTCCGCGGGTGGGGATTCCACTTTCGGCGGCGGTGGTGGTGGTACCGGAGGCGCTACACCAACTGGCGGCGGTACAGCGATTCAGGGCGGCGGAGGCGGCGGCGGCGGTGGTACGACGGGTTCGGGCGGTAGTGACGGTGGTGCCTCTACGTTCGGCGGCGGAGGCGGTGGAGGCTCAAGTGCTTCTTGGGGCGTTGGCGGAGGTGGTAGTTCAGCTCTTG